TCTCCTTCGTTATCGAGGTCAGCAGGAAACGAATCAATTTCGTCTAAAAATATATATCTACAAGGCATACTTCTAAGTCCAGTTGCACTATTAGCACCCGTCAAAACCATGATGCCTCCTGGAAAGTCCTTACTAAACATTGTATTGCCTGAGTCCCTACTTCTAGGAGGTGCAACAAGTTCAGATAGCACCTCTGTTTCATTAATTAAGCCCTCTAATCTTTGCCTACTTAAACGCTTTGCCATCTCTACAGTTGGCTGAACCATAAGCATAGGTCCGGGGGCCGTAGATATTACATAACCCAACCAATTTGACCCCGCTTCGGTTTTACCTAGTTGAGCCCCAAATTGTAAAACAACACGCTGAATTGGATGGGTTGCACTTAAACAATCCATCGGTTCTTTTAAGTAAGGAGTTCGAGAAGTACGCCAAGCTCCGGGTTCAGCACTTGCTTTTCCGCTTAATATTCTGTTTTTATCCGCCCAGTCACTAACAGTAATATCTGGTTCAAATTGCAGGTTCTTGATACAAGATTTAACTAAGAAGTCAACCCCATTTGATGTCATGTAACCCCTCCAATGCTTGACCAAGTTCTTTCACAATTAAATTGTGAATTTTGGACTGGTCTGTTTCGGCTGTTAATAAAGGAGCAATTCGATCAGGGATTGTTCTTAAGCGATCTCTTACTTGTAAATGAACCTTCGCAAGTTTTAATTTTAATTCATCCAAAGGAACTAACTTCCCCGCTTTTTCTTCATATTCAAGCTTTGTTATTCTTGCCGTATAAAGCTCTCTAATTGCCCTGTTAGCCGCCAAAGAAGGAACAGGGGTTTGGTGTCCAGTTAAGACATCAATTTGTCTTGTAGGCGGTTTGCTTTGAGGTGTTGTTCTATATTCTTTTTGTAAACTTCTTTCTAAATCTTTATCCGCTAAATCACTATCAATAATCCAAGTTCTTCCATTTCTTTTAGCACTAGGAATTAACCCATTTTGTAGATACTTTGTAACCATTGGGCCACTAACTTTTCTATGTTTTGCATAACCCTTAGCGTCCATTAAAGGCATTATCTGACCCCCATATATTTATGAGTCTGAATACTTATTCTCCAGTTATTATCAGTCGCAGTTTTGACACATAAATCTGTGTTTTCTTTTCCTTGACTAACAGGTTGTAACCATACATAACCAGTAAAATCAACACGATTAACAAGTTTTTTTAAGTTATTAACATCTTTAACTCCATCTATAGGCATTTTAATTTCATTAGCCCTTAATAAAGAAGTATCTAATACCTGCAACCCTCCTTTCATGTCAACTTTAGGGCTAACAGTTACCCACGTCTCATAATGAACATTGATCCCATGCGTACCACTTGTCTCCACTTGAACGGTTCCAAGATGTAATAATTTTTCAGTTAAAGAATAAATAGATTGAGCACAAGGCTCCCCCCCAGTTAGGACAAAATGTCTTGGCTTTAAATTACTAACCATCCCACAAATTTGATCCTCACTCATGGCAGCCCATTCAGGGCTATCACCAGTTTTTGCCAGCATTGCTTCTGGACTTACTTGTTTCCCTTCCCTCCCTTTGTGCCATGTATGTTTCGTATCACACCAATGGCAACCCACTGGGCAACCCTGAAGTCGTATAAAAGTGGCAGGACTTCCCGTGTAAAAAGCCTCACCTTGAACAGTATCAAATACTTCATTAATTCGTAGCATAATATTCCTCCATACCCTTAATCGCTTGGTTCTCGTCTTCCCAAGGGAAGATGACCCATTCATTTGTTTCTAAGACCTCATAACAGTTCCACCAAGAAGGTTGTTTCTTTGACAACCATACAAAGAATTCTGCATCTTTTAATCCTTTTAATTCATTTAGGGTTTTACCAGAGTCATAAATATCATCCACAACCAAGCAGCCTTCTTTCGGGTGTATTAAAAAAGGAATATCTAAATAATTACTAAGAGCAACCGCTAGACATAGCCCCCCACGAGGAAAACCATAGACACCAGTTAGTTTCTTAAACTTACATTCTTCAACGATGTAAGTAACTGCTTCATTAAACCCTGTCCAGTTTAGTTTTTTCATGGTGTATAGATAGCCGAGTTAGAACCATGCTCACGAACTTCTACTTGAGTTATCTTGCACCGTTCTTTGAACTCACTTTCTTGTAACCACGCATTAGCAAGGGTATAAACTTCTAAAGCAAACATTTCACATCCCACCCCTTCATCCAAAATTACTAAATCCAAAATTCCAAGTCTTTCACCTGTATAAAACCAATCAATTCTTGGGTCGTCTGAAGATACAACTGTTTTATGATCAAAGGTATTTCTTAAATCTTTTTCTAGTTCTTTTAACCCCCCAAAATCTACAACCCAATTCCTCTTATCTAAATTTAAAGCTTCAAACTGAATAGAAATTTCCAATGAGTAGCCATGCAAATACTTACAATGAGAATCTGCTTTCCATTGACGAAAACAACAGCTAAACCCCTTTGAAGATTTATAAGTTTTTGTAGATTTAAAATTATTCATTATTTATATCCTTGTCCATTAAAAATATTCATCAACTCACTTCTTGCTTCTGATTGATCTCTAAAAATACCCCTCATAACACTTGTTACCATTTCAGTTTCGTTATCTTTAACTCCTCTCCATGTCATGCACTGATGTTGAGCTTTGATTATTACTGCAAGCCCTAAAGGCTTAATCAACTTTTCAATGGTATCTGCTAATTGAATGGCTGCTTCTTCTTGAATCTGTGGACGTGATAAAACCCAATCTGCCACTCGATTAAATTTACTCAAACCAATTACTCTGTCGCTAGGAATTACTCCTATCCAACATTTTCCAATAATGGGAACTAAATGATGAGAACATGCCGAACGAACTGAAATTGGACCAACTGTGTAAATCTGATCTAAATTTTTAGCATTTGGGAAATCAGTTACCTTTGGACATTGTTCATATCTTCCTTTAAATACTTCTGTTAAATACATTTTTGAAACACGTTTTGCCGTCTCAACCGTGTTGTGATCATTTTCAGTATCTATAATTAAACTTTCTAATAGACCTTGTAACTTTTCTTCTACTTCTTTTTTTAAAAGTTCTAGCTCACCTTCTCTTATATAAGAAGCAATATTGTCATTAGCAAAATAACTTGCCTTGTCTAGTTTTATTCTATTTTTAATTGTTTCAGAAATGTTCATGGTTTAGAAACCTCGTAAAGTGTTGGGTCATGTGCGTAGTTTCGCCGAAAAGCAGTTTGACGCATAAAACAGGGGCCACAGTTCCCACAGTGCTTATCCCCCGATTTGTAGCAAGACCACGTCAATTTATAAGGGACTCCAAGACCAAGCCCTTTATTTACAATTTCATGTTTCATTAACTTCCCAACAGGAGCAAGCAAGCGAACACAACCCCCATCATGAACGGCATAATCTAAAGCTATATCTAATAAGTGAGTAAATTCTTCTTCGTTGTCTGGGTATGCACCTCCTTCTTCAAGGTTGTTTCCAAGAGCGACATAAGCAAAGGAATTTGCTTCCGCATAAGCCACAGCATTAGAAATCATTAATAAGTTACGGGCTGGAACCCATTCATGGGCAAACTCTGCCCCACTTATTCCTTCCGCAATATTTTCTTCATCGTTATTTAAAAGACTTGAACCCCCAGCAAAATGAGAATAATTAATAGGAATTATTTTTACATCAGCATTAAGATCTTTGCCAATCCTTTGAACCAAAGAAGTTTCTTTCTTTTCCGCATGACAACCATAAGTGAAGTGAAGCAAGGTAACTTCATATCCTTCTGCCTTTAACATATATGCCGCCGTTGTGCTGTCTAGCCCTGCAGAAGCAATCACTAAAGCTCTTCTATTATGTGTCTCTCTTGGTATCTTTACACTTACACCAGATTTAAGGTCTAGCACACTATAAGGCTGAAGTCTTTGTGGCCTTACCCCTAGTTCACAGACTGGGAGCAAGTGCCGTTCCATACTGCTGAAATATATAGCTTTTTCACGCTTCAATAAATAGATCGGCTTGTAATTAGTAGCTAAGAAAACCCGATCAGTCCCCACCATCCCAATCGCATAAGAGCCCTTGATTTGATTTAAGGATTTACGAAAAGAAACAAGATTATCACTATTAAGAACTCTATCCAGAACCATAGAGTCAACTTCACCTTCTTTTGCCCCTAGTTCCTTGTCATTAGCAATTGTTCCATTATGAACGACTCTTCCATAAGGTTGAAAAGGAGCTTTCCCTATCTCCGTTGTAGGAGTAGCCCTCCAGTTTCCCATGACAGCATAAGCATCACCCTGAAGTCCAAAATATTCTTTTCTTCCACCATCACGGCCTCGGTCTTTTGCTCCTAATCGAACAGTATTTAAAATAATGGGATCTATACCATTTTTTTCTTGGGTGTACGCTCCATAAATACTACACATCAGATCGCCCCCCTTAATTTCATAAAGTCATAAGCATCGAAAGATCCTGCCATGTCTTGCTCCGTGGCAAAGGCTAAATAAATCTTCGTGCCAAGATTATCTTCTACATCAAATCCTCTCCAGACGTGGTGACAGTAACTCACAAAACTTGCGAAACCTTTTAGGTTCTTTTTATTAGGTGTCTTAACTGCCCCCACCCAAGACTCAGAGACTCCAAGGCATTTTAATTCTTTCATTGTGAAGCCTCTTTTAATGCACTCATTTAAGAAACCCAATGGAGGCTTCTTAGCAAAATCTTTTTTATTGAGTGTCTTTAATACACCTTTTCCCTTGTAATAAACAATAGAGCCATATCTTTGGGCAGAAGTAATGGAACTACTATCCACTGACTCTGGCTTGTAATGCTTAATAAAAGGCATATTCGTAAAACCTAGCCAGTGAACTCTTCTTCCCTTATTTGCCTCACTAAACCATTTAATATAATTTTTATTCTCACCGCCGAAAGCTATACCCCCGAACATTATGTAATCCGTAGCCTCGTAGAATTCTTCAAGCCGTTCTAAAGAATCACCACGAGTAAAGACAGGCATGACATCATCAAAGCCCATATCCAGCATCTTTTTCCAATTGATATAAGTTCCTTCCGGATCCCCATAAACATCCAACTGAACCGCCTTCCACTCCCATGATTTTGGAATTGTTTTTAAGAATTTGGTATATCCCTCCATCGTTACTTCTGCCCCAGTATTCCAAGCTGTAAAAGCTCCACTATCCACAATAAGCCGAAAGGTACTTGGATCTCTGTTTAACAAGTAAGCCCTGATCCCTTCAGTAAAATAAGGATAAGCCACTAAGATATTGAGCTTCCTAGCTGACATCAACATTCTCCAGACCTAACTGATCTATCGTGTTGGTTATTGCTTCTCTTATTTGCTCCTTATCCCATTCATTGCAACTAATTTTAATCGATGCCTTAACCTCCGAATCTTTTGCCTCAATTTTATCCATTGCATCAATATCACTATCCCACGGTTCTTCTAGCAGCCCATCAATTTCTGCTTCAGTAAAACCTAATAACGAAATATTAAAGTCTGCTTCATTTAATTCTGCTATTTCACTTGAAAGAACATCCTGATTCCATCCAGCATTAAGGGCCAACTTATTATCAACAATAATATATGCCCTTCTTTGCTTTTCTGTTAAATGATCTAAGACAACAACTGGGACTTCTTTTAAATCTAATTCTTTGGCAGCTTGCAACCGACCATGCCCCGCAATAATTCCATCATTTGTATCTACAAGAATAGGGTTTAGAAAACCAAACTCAACAATAGACTGAGAGATTTGTCCTACCTGCTCCTCACTATGTGTTCTTGAGTTCTTTTCATAAGGGATAAGTCTTTCCGTTGACCAATGTTCTATCTTCTTTGCCATGTTCACACTAGATATGGATGTCACTTAACTGCTTA